ATTCTACAGTTGTTGTACAGACTGATACACATGAGTTTGATACTGCGTTAGTAGATGATAATAGAAGTGCTGGTGGTGGTACTACTTTTGGAGATGGAAATACAACTGTAACAAAACCAAACACTGGTGGCACTGCTGGTATGCTTGTAAATGAAACATATTATAGTACAAGTTACGCAACTCTTTTTGGTGGTGTAGGACTTACCAACATTAATAGGTCAGATTTTGCTATGTCTTTTACCCATGCTTTTTTAGAAGATGGCACACCTATAAGTGGTGCTATTGTAGGTCCTAGTGGTCCAAGTACCTTTGATGGAGTATCAGCAAATCAACCAGATACCAATACAACACATTCTCATGCAGGTAGCACATATCGTTTTATGAGATGGAATAGTGCTTTAGTTGGTGTGAATAATGGTAATAGTGGTACGTTTGCAATAGAGATGTTTGTAGACTCAGCCACAGGTAAGGCAGTAGTTGCAATTATAGGTGGTCGTGGAGCATTTAATCAAATTAAAAACGTAGATGTTGTAGGTCCAACAGCAGGTAGAAAATTTATATTTACGAACAATTTAGCAATATCATGTGCTTTATCTGGTAGTGATCCGTTTAGTGCAACAGTCTCTGCTGGTGCTACTAATACTGTAAACAGAGATTCAACAGATGGTTCTTTTAGTCTAACTGGCACTATATCTGGTAGTGATGGCAGTAGTAGACCTTTTGCTTTGAAAGACATAAATGATGGAAGTGGTAGCGTTAATGAAGATGCTTATACTGGAACTAAATCAGTGAGTGCGTTCTAATGCCAATAAAAGCCTTAAAATTCAAACCTGGAATTATATCTGATATCACATCATATAGTAATGAGGGTGGCTTCGTTGATGGCGATAAAGTAAGATTTAGATTTGGTTTTCCAGAAAAGTTTGGTGGTTGGGAAAAATATAGTCCTAATCAATATTTAGGTAGTGCTAGAAGACTACATAATTGGGTAGCTCTTGATGGTTCTGATTTCATGGGTATTGGCACACATCTTAAATATTACATAGAAGAAGGTCAAACATTTAATGATATTACACCTATTAGAAATACTACAAGTGCAGGTGATGTAACTTTTTCTGCAACAAATGGTTCTACAACAATAACTGTTACAGATCCAGCACACGGTGCTAATGAAAAAGATTTTGTAACATTTTCTGGTGCAGCAACTTTAGGTGGTACAATAACTGCTACAATACTTAATGCAGAGTTTCAAATTGTGTCATTAATAAGTTCTAATGCTTATACAATAACATCTTCTGTTGCAGCTAATTCGTCTGATACTGGTAATGGTGGTGGTAGTGTTGTAGGTGCGTATCAGATAAACGTAGGCTTAGACGTAACAGTCGGTGGAACTGGTTGGGGTGCTGGTCAGTGGAGTGGTACAACATCTGGTGCTTTAGCAACACAACTTAATGAAGCCTTAGATGCTAGTGAAACTGATGTAGACGTAGATGATGAAACTGGTATGAATACAGCAAATGATGTTATTCTTATAGATAACGAACTTATGCTTGTATCAGCAACTTCTGATGATAATACAATGACCGTGACTCGTGGACATAGTGGCACGGATGCAGCAACACACGCAGATAATACACTTGTAAGATTAGCAGTTGGTAATGCAGATTCTGCTAATGACTTTGTTGGTTGGGGTAATGCAGCAAGTGTTACTGTTCCTGGAGCACAAATTAGATTATGGTCACATGATAATTTTGGTGAAGATATAATAATAAACCCAAGAGATGGTGGTTTATTTTATTGGGATAAAACAAACGGTTTAGGTACTAGAGCTGTTGAACTTAGTGCAACAAGTACATATTCTGGAGAAACGAGTGTTCCAACGATAGCTAAACAAGTTCTCGTATCAGACCAAGACCGACATGTTATTGTATTTGGTTGTGATGGATTAGGTGCAAATTCATCTGCTACACAAGGTGATGGTGTACAAGATCCATTATTAATACGTTTTTCATCACAAGAAAACCCAGTAGATTTTTTTCCGACTGCTACAAATACGGCAGGAGATCTAAGGTTAGGTGGTGGATCTACCTTCGTACAGGCTGTAGAAACAAAACAACAAATATTAGTCTTTACAAATAAAACGCTACACGCCATGAAGTTTATAGGTCCACCATTTACGTTTGGTTTACAAGAATTATCAAAAAATATAACTATTATGAGTCCTTTTTCTGCCATAGCTGTTGAAGATGCAGTATTTTGGATGGGAGTAGATACTTTTTATGTTTATTCTGGTGGTCAAACAATACAATTACCATGTACTGTAAAAGATAAAGTATTTTTAGATTTTAACTTTGAAGAAAGAGATAAAGTCCATGTAGGATTAAACTCAGAGTTTAGTGAAATTTTATGGTTTTATCCATCTTCTACTGGTGGAACTGTCGTAGATAAATATGTTGCTTATAATTATTTAGAAAAAGTTTGGTATTATGGAACTCTTGCAAGACAAGCATGGTTAGATAGAGGCATAAGAAACCTACCACAAGCTACTGGTAATCAATATCTTTATAACCATGAAGTAGGGTTTGATGATGACGGTTCTGCTATGACATCGTTTATTGAATCATCAGCTATTGATATAGGAGATGGTGATAAATTTTTATTTATAAAACAAGTTATTCCTGACATTACATTTAATGGTTCTACTAGTGTGAATCCTGATGTAGCCTTTACAATGAAGTCTAGAAATAATCCTGGAGCTAATTTTAATGAAACAACACAAGCTACAACTCAACGGTCTGCAACAAGCCCTGTTGAACAGTTTACAGAAAAATTAAATTATCGTTTACGAGGTAGATCTTTTGCTTTAAGAATTGATTCCACATCGCTGGGAACCAAATATAAATTAGGTACACCAAGAATAGATATTAGGGAGGATGGTAGACGCTAATGTTAATCACTAGTATTCCTCAATATATTCAAGGTGTTACAAACGCAAAGGTAGATTTAACCACAACGGATCTTACGACTTTGTTTACAGTTCCTAGTGATGCCGATTTTAATGCAGCAGTTGTAAACTCAATATTAGTATCAGAAGATAGTGGTAATGCAGATACGATAACAGTTACACTTGTAAGTGGTAGTGATACGTTTAGTTTATTTAAAGTAAAATCAGTGGGGGCTAATACTACTGTAGAATTACTATCAAAAGATTTGATATTACAAAGTGGAGAAGTATTAAAAGTTCAAGCAGCAACAGCAAATAGATTGCATGTTGTAGCAAGTATTCAAGAGTTATCTAAAACTAGGGTAACAACGAGTGCTATATCAAGAATCTAGATAAAGGGATTGTAAAATGAATTATTATAAGTTATGGTATTGTCATGATTGCTCCGTATGAAAACCAAGCTAGAGGATTAGCAAGTTTAGGTCGGTTTGAGGACACTTATATTGTTCATGCTGCCGAAGGCGAAACAGTTATTCCTAAAGAAGTTTTAGCAGGCAATCCTAAATTAAAAGAAGATATTTTTGAACAAATGAAAGCAGTGGGTATAGACCAACCAGAGAGTTATGTTGTTGGTAGTGCTTTAAATTCTATAAATCCTAATACTGGACAACCAGAATTTTTCTTTAAAAAACTAAAAAGATTTCTTCCTACGATTGGTGCGATAGTTGGTAATATTATAGCTCCAGGAATAGGTGGTGCTATTGGATCTGGTCTTGGATCATTGGCAGCAGGTGAACCTGTAGATAAAGCTCTTATAAACGCTGGTGTTGCTTATGTTGGTGGAAAATATGTAGCTCCTGAAATAGATCAAGCAGTAGCTGGGATTAGTGGAACAAGTAGTGTTCCAACAATAGGCTCGGCAATAGGTACAGGACAAGCATTTACTCCTGCTGCATTCCAAACAGGAACATCTGCTGCTGGAAGTATCTTATCAGGTGCAGGAGCAACAATACCACAAGTTGTTACAGCAGGACTGAGTCCATTAGTAGGGAAAGAAATAGCAAAATTAGCTGAACCTATAAAGCCAGAAGGTGATGGATTGTCAAGACAGCAAATAGTAGATAATTATTATGCTGCATTAGCAAGAGGTGAAAACCCTGAACTACCTCCTGAATTAACTCCTCCACCACAAAATGCTTTATTTGGATTAGAAAAACAGGATGCACCAACTGATCCTAAAAAATTATTAGCAGATGTTGATTATGAGGCTTTATTAAATAATATTCTTAGTAGACAAATGTTTTTAAATGCTGCTGGGGGTGGTTATATTAAAGGTCCAGGAACACCAATAAGTGATTCTATTCCAGTAAGAGTATCTAATACAGAGTTTATAAATACAGGAAAATCAGTCGCAGGAGCTGACCCTACAGGACAAAATAATCCTGATAGAGGTGCTGTGGTTATGGAAGGTATTATGAGAGCTTTTGAAAAAAGAGCAGATAAAAATGCGAGGATGGCATAATGGCAACAACTGAACAAACCGTAATAAATAGACAAGCTCCTTTTTTAGAGGATTATGCTCGTAAACTTTTAGAATCAAGTTATCAAAAATCACAAGATGCTATAGATGTACCCGATATACAAGTTGCAGGGTTTACTCCTGATCAACAAGATGCTGTAACAAAAACAAGAGAGGGATTAGGAACTTTTGCACCTTTTCTTCAAGGAGCAAGTCAAGCTGTTGAAGAAGCGATTGGTAGACCTTCTATAGATCAAACATTCGGTGCACAAGGTATAGCTTCTTTTATGAATCCTTTTACACAAAATGTAATAGATACAACTTTAGCTGATATAGGAAGGCAAGGGCAAATAGCTCAAAATCAACTAGCTGCACAATCCGTGGGTCAAGGAGCATTCGGTGGGTCTAGACAAGCTATTGCACGAAATGAACTTGCATCAAATATCTTAGATCAACAAGCTAAAACAGCAGGTCAGCTAAGAGCAGCAGGGTTTGAATCTGCTTTACAACAAGCAAGAAACTTAGCTGATGCACAAATAAGAGAAAGAAGTTTATTAGGTCAGTTAGCTGGACAGCAAGCAGGATTAGGTGGTTTACAACAACAGTTACAACAACAAGATGTAGCAAATTTATTAGGAATAGGATCATTACAACAAGGTCAAGCTCAAGCTCTACTTGATGCTGCAAGACAAGGTGATTTACAACAAGCCTACGAACCATTTCAAAGATTAGGTTTCTTTAGTGATATATTAAGAGGTGTTCCTACTGCTTCGCAAACAGTTACTGCGACAACTGCACCTACTCCTTCATTACTTTCTCAAATAGGTGGTGTTGCTGCAACAGGATTAGGATTAGCAGGGCAGTTAGGATATAGACCTTTTGCAAAAGAGACATCAGGACTTGGTTCTTTTAATTTTAATTTAGGAGGTAGCAAGTAATGCAAGAAAGACGAGGCATACCTTTTGCATTATTAAATGCTCAAAATAATCCTTTGTTTCAAACAGCAGGTAAATCTAGGTTTTTGCAAAGTAATATAAATCAGGTAAATCAAAACGATTTAAAACAGTTAGGAAAAGAAAGTATAGAAAAAAACTCAGCAGGAGTATTAACTAACGAGCTTTTTGAAAAAACAGAACCAAAAGTAGAAAGTTTAGCTACCGAAAATAAAGAGACAGTCGATTCTAGTTTAACAGGTTTATACGATGGTAGTGGAGATATAGGAAAGATAATGGGAGCATTATCTAAATTATCTAAAGATGATAAAGCTGATAAATTATATCAAGACTTAATAAAAGAAAAAACAACACCAGAAGAAGCAAAAACAAAAGTAAATAAATTTTTTGGTGTAGATAAAACAGAAAAGACACCTGCATGGGCAGATGCTGCTTTAGCAATAGGTGCTCAATTATTAGCACCCCCAAAACCAGGACAAACAACCTTTCAACAGTTTGGAACTGCTCTTGCTGCAGGTGGTGTTGCTGCAAAAGCAAAGAAAAAAGAAGAACGAGCAGAGGATCTTGCTATAAATAAACTTGCTTTTGGTGTTTATAGAGAAGATGAAAAAACTAGAAAAGCATTAGCAAAACAATATGCAACTTATAAACAAAAAAGATTACAAGATACAACTAAACTAGGTTTAGATTTAAGTAAGTTGTTTTTTGATAAAAAGAAATTTCAATTAGAAGAAGATAAGTTTGCTGAAATACAGGGTAAAAATTATGCTAAAGCTGTTACTGATACAGTAAAGACTTTCCCTGAAGAAGTTCGTGGTAATTTATTTGATGCTATACAAAAAGATAAAAAGTTTTTAAAAGGTGTAGATTTAAAAGGTGTACCAAACGCTATCTTTGCATTAGCTAAAGATAATGGTATAAACACAGATAATATAAAAGGATCAGATATTGTAAAAAGTGAATTTAAAATAAATACTCAACCACAATTTGACGCATTAGCTAAAGCCTATCCTAATTTAGGTTGGGGTGAATATGATCCATCAAAAACGTATATATTAAGAGGATTTAAAAATAAAACAAAACAAGCTCTTTTTACTCAAGCCCCTAATTTAGAAATAGAACCAAAAAAAGAAAAAACAGGATATTTAGGGTTACTAGATGAAAGAATGAAAATAAAGAAAAAGATAAACCCTAGTCAAGAAGATTTAGCTAACTTAAAATTAATTGAAGATAAAATAGCAAAAGAGACAAGAGAACCTGACGATAGAACAACATTAAGAAAAGAACAAGATAATTTATTAACTCTTGAAAGAGAAAAACAAACTGTTAATATGGGTGGTGCAGGTCGTCCTCTTGATGTAATAAATAGAGAAATAGAACAGACAAGAGGTCGTATTAATTCATTAACTACATCAGATAAAACAGCTATTTATGTAAATAAAGATGGATCTTTTTATAATGGTCCAGTGGGTCCTGGAGGAATAACTGAAGCACAATTAAAAACAGAAAGAGTTGATTTAGAAAAAAGACAAGTAAATTTTGTTCGTGCTGCATATATTGGAGATAAAATACTATATGCTCTTGCTCGTCCAGGAGCAAAAAAATCTGTTGGTTTATTTGAATCTTTTGCAAATAGAGTTGTTGGTATAACTAATCAAATAACTAATTTTACTGAAATTTCAGCAGAAGATCAAGCTAAATATTCTGGTGAAAATATAGATAGTTTAATCGAAGGAAATACTGGAAATACAAGTAAAACATTTGCTGCATTTAAAGCAGCAGCAAAAGGGAATCAAAGATTAATGTCTGCTGTTATGGATTATGCTTATGCATTAGCAGGTAGTCGTGAAACAGGAAAATTAACAGATAAAGACGTTGCTGCTGCATTAAGAACATTAGGTGGTGAAGATTTATCAGAGGGTGCATTTTTTACAAACCCAGATAAATTGATTACAGGTGTAAGTAATGCTTTAGATTTAGCAAATAATAATCTAGGTGTTGGTATGAATGTTTATTTAGATAAAGCATATAGAATGGAAAAGAAAAGAAACCCAGAGGCAGACGAAAACGATTATAAGTTTGATGCTATTGCAACAATAAAACGTCTATCTCCAGACTCTACATTATATGAACGTATTTTTTCTGGAAAAACAGACTTTTCTCCTCATGGTTTATCTTATCAAAAATTTGAAGAATATCAAAAACTTCATGGTACGTCGTCTAATACTGAGGGAGGTAACGATGTTAGTCTAGGAGGTAATGCTTTAAGTCAAGTTGTACAATTAATAAAAAACACTAGAAAATTTGGTGTTGATCAAAGTGGGAAGTTAACTCAAGAAGCAACAGATACAATAAAAAATTTATTAGAAAATTTAAGCACTGAAGATAGAGCAAAAGCTAAACAACAGTTAGGGTTATAATTAAGTGTCAGATCCAATATTACAAAATATTTTTGATGAAATAGAAACTAATAGACTAAAATCAGCTAGTTCTTCAGTTCAAGGAATGCAAAACTTACCTACTGCTGCATCAGGTTATTTAGAGTCAAGAGGTATTCTTAGTCCAACAGAGTCAGCACTTATGGAACAAGGTGTAGATACAGCTGGTTTTACCGATACTAGTTTAAAATCTGATACAGAACTAGATATGGAACAAGCAGGAATCTTGAATCAAGGTGCACCAACATCAGTTCGAGCATTAATAAGTTTTGGTCAAGTATCAGATCCAGATTTACAAAAGAAAAATGTCTTATATCACTTAAATAATTATTATAAAGAACAAGGACTTATAACAGATGATTATGACTTTGGTTTAAGAGTTGGACCTCAAAGTGGTCGTTTAGAATATAAAGATCCGTCTAATCAAGGAAAATATAATGTTCTTGATCCTGTTGGGGGTTTAGATTTAATAACTGGAGATCTAGCTGATTTAGCAGGAGATATACCAACTATATTAGCTGAAATAGGTGCTGCTACAGGAGTAACTTTTGTTCCAGGAATTGGTCAAACAGGTGTTGCTCAAATAGGTGCTGCATCATTAGCTGCATTAGGAACAGAAATATTAAGACTAAAAGTAGCAAGAAGTACAGGTGCTTTATCACCTGATGTAACAGATGATGATATTTTAAATACAGCATTAAATACAGCTAAGTGGAGTGCTTTAGGTGGAACAGGTGGAATGCTATTATATAAGTTTGGTAGACCATTTTTATCTAAATTAGGTTTAGTTCCACAAGGATTACGTTTTGATTTAGATGAAGAAAGTTTTCTAAAAGCCTACGAGTCATATACTAAATCTGGAGCAAAACAAAGTGCAGAAGAAATAGGAGTTGTTCCTACTTCTGCTCAGGTTGCAAAATTAGCGTCTGAAGATTCTGGTCTTTCTGCTTTAGAAAAAACACAAATGGCAAGTCTTTCTGGTAAGTTAGCAAGAGAAGAAAAACTTGTTGCTACTTCTCCTGATCTTGAAACAGGAGCAGCGATTACAGATCCAAGTCTCATGGCTCAAATATTAGCTAAAGAAAAATTTGAAAAAGCAGCAGGTGAGGGTGTTGATGTTGGAGCAGAAATCACAGAAGAAACTTTATTAAAACTAGGACAGGGTGTTCAAAAGAAAACTGTTCAAAACGCAGAAGGATTAAAGTTTGAACTAGAAAAATATACTAATCAAAAGTTAATAGATGTAGAAAAAGGTTTAGATGATTTAGTAAACCTACCACCTAATGTTGCTGATGCTTCTACTATAGGAAAGACAGCACAAGATGCAATACAAGAATCTTATTCTAATACTCAAAAGAATTTCGATAAAGAATATGAGGGCTTATATAAAGCATGGGAAAATAAAACAGGTATAAGTATTGATTCTACAATAGTAGGAAAAGGTGGAATAAAACCAACAGAGTTAGCTAATGAAGTCGTAAAGTTAAAAAGAACTTTTAAAGACAGAGCTTTTGTAAATAATGAAGAAAGAGGCTTAATAGATAAGATATATGATACTTTTATACTTAGTGAAAAAGGATCTGCAATAAAAGTAAAAGATATTTCTCTAAGAACATTAAACGAAAACCTAAGAGATTTAAGAAGATTAGAAAGAGGAGCTTACTTAAAATCTTTATCTGGACAGGATTCACCTTATCCAGAAACACTTTCTAAAATGGTAGATGCTTTAGAAAAAGCTAGAACGAGAGTTATATCAAGAAAAAATGCTCCACCAGAAATGGTAGA